GGTGCAAAGACTGGGTTGTGTGCAATATACAGGGGTAGACCTAATATGCCATACGAGAAAGGAAAAAGGACACTAAAATACGAGAGATATGATAAAGAATGTCCTGCACTTACACAAAACTGTGCGACTGGAGACCAGAAAAATATGGTTGCAGTACCCAATTCAAATGGCAACATACACTCACTAGATGCTAACTACTGGAAAGGGAGTGATAATCCCAACAAAAGTAGAAGAAGCCAAATTTTAGTTTCAAAAAAAAGGAGAAAAGAATATAGTTTACAGGAACAAAGTCCTGCACTCACCTCCCATTACAGGGGGTTTCCAGATGGAGATGGTAGACCTGCAGTTGTAATACCTACACAATTAGGAAATAGTAAGAATTTTGGAAATAGTATGGGTGGAGATAGTGCATTTACATTAGGAGCCTCTAATCCTAATGAGATAATAGAAGAAAATAAAGAACCTCCAATTATGGTTTCTAGTACACAAGCACATTCGACTAAAATGAAAAATCTCTCTCCAACATTGCCAGAAGCAATGGGAAAAGGTGGTGGGCATATTCCTATGAAACTAGAGAATATGGAAACTAGAAAATCAACACCAGTAGCAATTCCAGTTCTTACTCCAAACAGAGAAAACAAAAGACAAAATGGAAGAAGATTTAAAGAAGATGGAGAACCAAGCTTTACAATAACAGGACAAGACAGACATGGGGTTTTTAATGGTGTACGAATTAGAAGATTAACACCAGTTGAATGTGAAAGATTAATGGGTCTTGAGGATAATTGGACTGCCAAGGGAATAATTGATGGAAAAGAAATAGACATAAGTGATACCCAAAGATATAAAATGTGTGGAAATGGTGTAGTTGTCAATTGTGTAGACTATATTTATAACTTAATAACTAAAACATTATGAGCGAAGATATTAGCAAACCCTACACTACAATCACACCAGAGAGCAAGAAGAATTATGAAGAGGGTTGGGAAAGAATATTTGGTAAGAAGAGGAAACTAAAGGCACAACTACATCAGATAAACAATCAAAGGCACAAGATTATAAACAGTATACAAGCCAAAGGTGGTAGAACAAGTGCTAGAGAAGCAGAGTTGTTATCTCTTAAAAAGAAGAGAGAGAAGATTATAAGGGAATTAGACAAGCTAAAATAGTGGTATAATAAGATATATTAATGGAGTAAAAGGAGTTGTATTTAAGCCTATAGAGGTAAAGAAATGAGTAAGTCAACGACAGAACAACAACAGAATAGTAAGGATAATAGTATATTAGAAATGCTTGAACAAAGAGCACTTAACGAGTTTCTTGCAGAAGATGATGGTGGTGTAACTAAGAGGAGAAGGCTTTTAGAGGTTGCTTATGAGAAGGCTAAGAAGGGAGATGGCGCTATGATAAAGCTTCTTTATGACAAGTTGTATCCTAATGCTAAGCAGTCAATAGATGTAACAAGTGGAGGAGACAAGATATCATCAGGAATAGTTATTCAATGGGAGGACGATGAAGATATACAAACCACATAAATATCAAAGGATGTTCCATAGTAGCAATGCAAGGTTCAGGGCTTTTATAGCTGGTCGTCGTGGAGGTAAAACGACCTCGGGAACAATGGAGGCATTGGCTTTTGCTTATGGGGAGAGCATAGATAGAAAGAAGAAGATACAGACACCTACACATGGGTGGATCATATCACCGACCTATCAGATGTTAAAAGACATTAACATACCAGTATTGATGGATTGGTGCGACCCAGAGGTAATTAAAAGTTGGAATAAGTCAGATAACAGACTAGAGTTTAAGAATGGAAGTACAATAACTTTGAGAAGTGGTGAGAATCCAGATAGGTTAAGAGGGGTTGGTTTGGACTGGGTATGGTTAGATGAGGCTTGTTTTATGAGTAAGCAGGTGTGGGAAGTAATTTATCCTGCACTAACAGATAAAAACGGTGTAGCATGGGTAACAACAACACCGCAAGGATATGATTGGGTGTATGAGACATTTTATAAACCTGCTATAGAAAAAGAGCCTGGATTTGAAGCATGGAAGTTTACTACACTAGACAATCCTTACATTGATAAGGGTTTGGTAGAACAGGCAAGAAAAGATTTAAGTGATATGATGTTTAAGCAGGAGTATTTAGCTTCTTTTGAGAAGTTTGAAGGACTTATATATCCAGACTTTAATGAGTTAAGGCATTGTAAAGAGAGTGAGAAAGCAGTAACAGACATATACTTTGTAGGATTAGATGTAGGTTGGAATCACCCTACTGCAGGTCTTTTGATTAAAGAAGATATCAATGGAAACCTCTTTGTCATTGATGAGTTTAGAGAGCAGTTTTTAACGGCTAAAGACATCAGTAATCAGTTAAACGGAATGCTTATCAGGAATGGATTAAGAGAACAGGATATACAAATGTTTGTTATTGACCCAGCGAGTAAAGGAACACAGCAGACAAGTGGACAAAGTATGATGTTCCAATTACAAGAGGAAGGTTGGGGGTTTGTTCCTGCTAATAATGATGTTATGGCTGGGATTAACAGGGTAACCAGAATGTTTAGAGAGAATAAGTTGTTTATATCAAAAAGATGTAAGAACTTAATTGAAGAGTTAAACAATTATCATTGGAGAAAATGGAATGAAGAGAAGGATAGTAGTAGAAGTGAGCCGTTTAAGCTAGGAGAGGACGAGTGTGATGCTTTAAGATATGTTGTACATTCAAGACCAGATTACTTTGAACACCCTAAGGTTAATATGTATGGAGAACTAGAAAAAGAAGAAAATGATGACGAAGTTGATATTAACGAGTCTATAGACAATTTAATGTCAGGAGACAGTTTAATTTAGTTTTATTACAATGGAACTACTGCTCGGTAACTGTTTAGATAGACTTAAAGACTTAGAGGATAACTCAGTTGATGCTATTGTTACTGACCCTCCCTATGGACTATCCTTTATGGGTAAGAAGTGGGATTATGATGTACCTAGTGTAGATATATGGAAAGAGTGTTTAAGAGTTCTAAAGCCTGGTGGGTATTTACTATCCTTTGCAGGAACAAGAACACAGCATAGAATGGCTGTTAATATTGAAGATGCAGGATTTGAGATAAGAGATATGATTGCTTGGGTGTATGGAAGTGGATTTCCTAAAAGTTTAAATATAGGTAAAGCAGTTGATAAGTTACAGGGAAATGAGAGAAAAATCGTTGGCACACAAAAATTAGCAGGAACATCAGCTACCCTAAAAGGGAATCCAAATAGAAAAAATTGGTATGACCAAGGGAAAGGAGGAACATATACCCCAGAAATCAGTATTACTAGAGGAACTTCCCAATGGGAGGGTTGGGGTACTGCTCTTAAACCTGCACTAGAGCCTATTACAGTAGCAAGAAAACCATTAGGAGAAAAGACAGTAGCCGAGAACTGTTTGAAGTGGGGAGTAGGTGGAATAAACATAGATGGGTGTAGGGTGGAATATACAGATGGAACAACAGAGGAGCAGATAAGGAGGAAATACTCTGGAAGTAACGAGGGAAATGGTAGTGTTACCAATAACTTCGGTGTTAAGGATATTAAAATGACAAGCGAGTCTACACTTACTGGTCGCTTCCCAGCCAATCTAATCCACGATGGTTCTGATGAGGTAGTAGGGTTGTTTCCGAATAGTAAATCGGCAGGAGAATATAAAAAAGACAAATTGAATACATTTATTCCAGAGGAAGCTATGTTCCCTTTAGGTTATCAAACAAATGCCTATGCTGGAGAATCAGGTTCAGCCTCTCGCTTTTTTTATTGTGCCAAAGCAAGTAAGAGAGAAAGAAATATAGGGTGTGAGGGGTTGGGGAAAAAGACAAAAGCAGGAAGTTACCAGTTCAGGGTAGATGGTAGCTTGGATGGTAAGCCAACAGAGCCTAAAAGCAACTTCCACCCAACAGTCAAACCTATTGCTCTTATGGAGTATCTTGTAAAGTTAGTAAGCAGAGAAGGACAGGTGGTACTAGACCCATTTATGGGTAGTGGTACAACAGGTATGGCTTGTAAGAAGTTAGATAGAGATTTTATAGGAATAGAAATGATGCCAGAGTATATGGAAATAGCTAAGGCTAGGATAGATGGGGTTAAGAAAGAGGATCAACTTAATATGATATAATTGTATATATGGAAACAACAGTCATAGTTTTGTGTATTTTACTTGGTATAGCAGTAGTAGCTCTGGGAGTTATAGCCTCATTGCAGATAATAACAGGCTCTAGTGAGAGAAAAGAGTTACAAAAATTACTTAAAGCAAGGGATTTACCAGAGTTTACTACTTATGGAGAAAAACCCGAAGAAGAAGAAATAGAAGATACTAGTAATC